ATAGCAGAACCTTCGTTCTTAACCGGAGCAGCACCAAAACCAGACAGCTTCTGTTCTTCTTCAAAAGAACGCTCGGAACTCTCGATTTCAAACAGTTCTTTCCATTCCTCACCGTAACGGTCATATTCCAGACCGAAGAGGGCGTTAAGCCCCGGCAAGAGTTCTTTAAGTAGTTGAGCGCGTGAAATAGCAGCCATTGATTATTACTCCTTAAACGCCAGTAGGGTTACGGTACTGATGACCACCAGCTACTGCCGCAGTGACAGTGAACGGAGAGGTAGCCAACTGAGAGATAGAGGTGTACGGAGCATTGAATGCCACAACAGCCTCACAGAAAGTACCATCAGACAGAGCCGTTTCTTTGATCGTATCGACAATGCGGAACGGCAAAGAATTGGTCGTGCCAAGAGTATTTTTATCAATAGCCAGAGTGCTATTGCCGGTTGCGGTGTTTACACCATCTGCCCAAATGCCGGTGTCGGCCTTCAGGTAGTAACCAACATTTTCACCGATATTGGCCAGAGTCAGACCACTTGAAGCCACAACAACAGCGCTGTTGTTGACAACGGCGACCTTCATCAGAATATCGGGATCGTCAGCAATAATTGCTACTGCATCAGAAGCCACGGTTCCAGAAGGCCAATACTGCTTAAAGACCTTGTACTTCAGAGTCGGGTCAGTGTAAGAACAACCCAAGAAGATACCGACCGGACGGATCGGGAAGGTACTCGCTGCACCCGTAGAAGAATCTACACGGTTGATATAGCCAGTAGAGATGATGGAGACGGTATCACCGAAACCAATGTTTTTAGCATAGCTAGAGGCAATCGGCAAAGACCGAGTTGCACCAGCGTATACTTGCCCGCCGACCAGATTGATCGGCAAAAGCCCATAAGGGCCACCAACAGCAGGATAAGCCATAATTAACTCCTAAAAGTTTACTGTGCGGCCCTAACTTTACTTAGGCACCGCGACCAAAAGACACTTTAGATTGCTTCTCGGAAAAGAGAGGCATCCTAGGATCACTTTCACGCAGGAAGTTGTTGTCAACCGACTGCATATCGGATCGGGTCCGGTTTTCATAGTACGCTTTACGCGCTGCGGCGTTTTCCGCCGTTGTCTTACACAGAACCAATCCGCCAATTTCTATCAGTCCAGTAGCTTGTAGCCCAAAAGCTACAAGGTCATTCGCAAATTCTTGATGATCTTCTGCCTTACAGGGTTCCCATCCTTCGCGTCTGGCTTGCGCCATATTGCGATGGTCCGCTTCACCCATCATTGATGCGCGTTTCCAATGGAATACATATCCGTCTTGCGGTTCAGGCACAGGGAGGTCCGAAGCAGGTTTCCAAGAAACCTGACGCATTTCATTTTCCCGTGTTTCCATTGAGCGTGGGGGTCTTCCAACTGGATTAGGCATTGTTCATCTCCTTTGCTGCATACTTGGCATAAGTTTCTAAAGGTACACCAAGACGTTTTGCGATTGCCACTTGACTGGCGGTTAGCGTCACTTTCTTGCTGCCAGTGCTTCTGGAAGCGGGAGCCACAGCTGACGATTTCCGTGACTTTTGGAAGTTTTGCGGGAAAACTTCTCGGATGCGGTTGTCGATCTTCTGATAATACTCATCGGAAGTCGGATCAATACCGTTGTTTACAAGTTTCTGATGCAGCCCATAGGCGAATGAGGTCATTTCCTCATCCTTACCGAACCAAGGGTTGCGTGACGCCCAATCTTCTGCGCGGGAATCACGAGGTGCCGGTGCGGGTTGCTCATAATACTGTTGTTCGGGTTGACTATATACAGTATTGTTTTGCTGTTGTAAAGAGGCTTGTTGGACTGCACTAGATATCTGGTTTTGAAGCTGCGCTTTTTGAATAGCCGTATCATTCAGTTCTCTCTGCGCTTCCAAGACTCCATCGGTGTCGCCTGTTTCGTAGGCTTTGCGATATTTGTCCTCTGCCAGCTTCTGAGCGTAGTCAATCTTGGCTTCAGCTTCACGGGCGTATTCTTGCTGGCCCCAGCTAAGCGTCTGCTTCAACCTTTCATTTTCTTCATAGACAGTCCGGGCAAGGCGGATAGCTTCTTCATTCTGCCTAACCAACACTTCTTTCGCTCTACGCTCGTCGTGGTAGCGATGATTCAACTGATTGATGCGTTTCTGCACCTTCTCAGAATAATTCTCTAGCTCGTCCTCCTGTTCGTCCTTCTCCGCTTTAAGCGGCTCTCGGCCTTTGTCTTCTTCAGGAGTATCATCAACAATTTCAACTTCCACCTCTGGAAGTTCCGTACCTACTTCAAGATCATCACCAATTTTTTCTGTTTGCATAGTCTGTGTCCTATGTTTAGTAAGCGCGGTTTATTCCGCGAGGATCGGCCACAACGCCTTCCACCATATCGTCATTTACCATGACAAATTCTTTCCCATTTACGCTGAATCGAGAACCGCGATAAGCCCCGATCAACACAAAATCACCTTCTTTACACCACGGCCCTGTTGGGAATTTTTCCTTATCTGCGTAAGCCATGTCCCCTACTTTAAGCACAAAACCGACTACGGCTCCTGCTTCTTCCCGGCGAAGAAAGTCTTTAGGCTTGAGAATACCCCCTTCCGTCTTTTCTTCGATTTCAGGCTTAACGACGAGGATTTTGTACCCCACAGGATCAGGCAGTTGTGTTGCCAAGCTTTCGCTCGTTTCCTTGGTTTTCTCAACGTCGATGTTAGCGGCAGATAGTGCTGCGTTTTCCATTACAGTTCCTCTTGATATTTAAGCAGGTCTTTCAGTCTCTCATTGGCCGTGGCTAGACCCGTAATCACCCCGGCTATATGCTGATACTCAGCATAATCTTTAGCATGACCTCTTGCCAGCGCGTTCTTGCGCGATTCGATCATGTCATCAAACTCCTTGATAGCTAGCTCTAGCGCGTTCATTTAGGCTCCTTTTTTGGTTGTGCTGTACGTTGCGCTTCGCCTTGTGCAGTATTAAACGCTCTATCTCTTTCCTTTTCTTCTGCGCCAAAGGCTCTGTCGTCTGCCTTTTCTCCTGCGCCATAAACTTTCTCAGCGACTTTAAGCCCGACATCCACACTCTTCATGGCACTGGCTGATTTGTCCTTTTCGCCCTGAATCATGAGTTTGTTCTCATTATTCATCATGGCTATCTGCATTTCGTTTTGTAGCTTAGCCATCTCAATCTGATACTTCTGCTGTACCTCTTGCTGTTTAAGCTGAAGCTCTTGCATCTGCATCTGAATGATGGGGTCTTGCGCTTGCTGTTGAGCAATCTGCGCCTGCGATTCTGCCTGATTCCGTTGAAGCGCCTGTGTTGCCGCTTGCGCGGAGATAACACTGAGTTGCCTTTCCGTTTCTGCATCCATTTTCTGCTCTGGATCAGGCAGGGGCATACCCAACTGTGCTTCTACTTCTCTTCTATACTGGAAGGCAAGATGCTCCATGATATGCGCTTGTGCAGCTTGCATGATGGCTTGCGCTTGTGGGTTTTGTCCGATTGCCTGTGCAATCTTAGGGTCTTGCATGGCTGATTGATGTACAGCCAAATGAGCGGCGTGATCCTGTTCAATAAAGGCTTTTACCGGCTCCTGATTCATGATGTCCATGTTCTCAGTCACAGGATCGGTAGGCACCAAATCATCGTCCGTTTTAACGATCTTATCCGCGTCTTTTATCCCCATCACCTCCAGCATTTGTCTGTGGAGAACGGGTAGATCGTAAATTTGCGGAGATTGCTGGGCCAGCTGTATAGCTGCCTGATACTGAATAATCCTCTGCGCCATTGTCGCCGCGTTCGGGTCAGAGACAGGTAAGACCTCAACAACTTCATAGTCCGCTTTCTTCGCTTCTGGCCCTACACCATAGTCAGGATTGTACTCATACGTCGGTGCGGTGTACTCCTTAATAAGATGAGCAATGAGTTTGAACTCCTGCGCCATCGCATAGTGGACACGCGCCTGTACTGCACTCATGACCTTGAGCGTCCGCTCCAAAATAGCCAGTGTCGTACCGACCGGAGCCTCTCCGCTCATGGAGTCAAACTTTACGTCAGCTACCGCTGCCAGCCTGCGGCCCTCTTCGACTACGTTCTGGAGCAGTTGGAACAGCGTAGCGGAAGGCTCCTTATAGGGCAGCGGCATAATGTTATCCCGCACAGTCCCACTCGCTACGTCTACATCTCTCCATTCACCCGGCATGATGGGAGTATCATCACCTTTAACCCGCATTCCCTTGGTCTTGAGTCCCCCGGGGAGGTTGGATAGCGTACCTGCGTCGATTAGCTGACGGACAATACTGGTGGCGCTCTTCGCAAACCCACCGACCAAGTGAATCAGACCATAGCCATAGGCTCCAAAGCCCGGTATATAGGTGTATTGCACGAAGTGCTGTTTAGCCCGCTTCAGAGGGTCATATTCGTCCCAATTACGGCGAATTGAGAGGATTTTCTGGGTACTTTTCTCTACCGTAACGACAAAAGGTAGGGCAATTCCCGTCTCTTCCTCGGTTTCTGGGTCGATATCTTCAAACCCTTCTAAGTCGAGTTCGGTGTGAATCTCTAAAAGCCTAAATCTATCGTCGTTAATCGCACTGAATCCGTCTGCCTCATCCTTTCGAGACTGAATTTCATCTAAATCTTTGCTTGGCTCTCCAAGGTCTACGTCTCTATAGAACCCTGCATACTGCAGTTTTCTGACTTCGTTCTCGGTTTTACGCATCAAGTGCGTGACTCGTGGCGCAGTTCGCGCATCACTGGCCCCATAGGGGATGTACAAGTCTTCTGCCGGTACAAACATACTGACTTGTCTATTGAGGGAGGGGTCGAAGTAGACCTTTTTGAACGCAGCACCAGCAAGGGAGAGACTCCACAGCATCTTTTCGTGCTCTGGTCGAAACTCCTGCATCTTTTCAGTCAGCTGGTAATTCATATCCTCTGCAACGCGGGCAGCGGCCTCCTCATTCTCTCGCGTCTCTTTCCCCACAATCTTGGTCTTTACCGGACCCTGTGCAGGAAAGGTTTCTGCAATCATCTCAGCTTGGAATTTAATCGCCGCTTCCGTCAACATCGGGTGATACACCCCACAGGCACCATTCCAAGGCTCTGTTCTCTCTTCCAACTGCAGACCCAACAAATCTAGCCCATCTACATAGGTCTGTTCCCACTCTTTACGAGCGTTCTTGTCGTTGTCAAAGTCGGTGAGGAGTTCGGAGGCAAGGGAAGTGAGAGCAGACTCAGCAAGGTACTCCGCCAAATTCGCGTCGAACGAAGGCTCCTCGTCAATCTCTACCTCTACAGACTCAAGCAACTCTCCCTCTGGATCACCGATAATGATTTCAATGGGCTCTTCGTCATTGTCCTGAAGGAGCGGTGACTCCGGTAACAGAGCTTTATCGACGTTGCTAAGAGGGAGAATTGCCATGTGTTGTGTCCTATAAAATTTCGAGGAGCTTGGTGAGATAATGTTTGGCCTTTTCGTAGTCTTCCTTTGCTGGGCCTTTATCTCCAGCCCGCATTATATACTTGATCGCATTGCCCTTGTAAAAGCCGATAGCCTGTGCATGAGGCAGAGTGTCGATCACATCCCACGGCTGCACTCGTTTGTCTTTGTAGTGTGACCCACCTACTTGGTAGTCGTTAGCTTTTTTCTCTGCGCTTTCTCTTTTTTCTGTTTCTTTTACTAATTCGTTCTCTGCATCGGCGTACTCTTCTTTAATGTACTTCTCCCATGCGTTGTATTCTGCTGCTGACATTTTTGGTTTTCCCATGTGACGTGTTATTTTTTGTACTTCCAACAGGGCTTCTTCTAAATTCATTCTCTCCTCCTAGTAATAAGCTGCTAATTTTCTATATCGCCAACTGTCGGCTTCATCATCTTCGTCGTGTTTGGTTCTTACCATCCCTCCTTTTCGGATACGATTGAGGGCTTGGCTCAGGGTGTCTACGTAGTCGTCGTGGCGTCCGTTTGGAAAACTCGCTGTCTCTTCAATCACGTCCTCAGCCCAACGCCTGTCGGGTGCCCACACCTTGCCGGAAGCGAATACGTCTACGATAGCATTGAGGCGGGCTATTTTGTCGTTACCTCTTGAGGGCGTGAACTCCTGCACGGGGATACCCATCTTTCTTAGTTCGTATATTAAGGGTCCACCACTGGCCTTTTTTTCTATGATTACGCTGTCAGGCTCATGCTCTTTATATAGCTCCAATGCCTTTGCCTTCAACTCTGGGAACTCCAGCTTACCTCGCCACGCGTCCAGAAGAATGACGCACTCTTCCATCTCTTCTTCGTTGTACCACACTCCCCACAGCGTCATAGCACTATAGTCTGCCGTCTGCTTGGCTTCAAAGGCACAGTCGAAACTCATCAACGTGTACTCGCACTTTGGAGGCTTATCCTTTTTCCATGTGTTCCACATGTCCCGCTTGATGATCGCGGTTTCGTCACTGGTGGGGTTCTGTTGGTACTGCGCCTGCCATTTGCCCGCAGGGAGTTCCGCTTTAATTGCCTCTAACTCTTTAATGCTCCAGAACTCCGGCCAGAGAGATTTGCCTGACGGCATAATCGCGGGAAACTCAAACACCTCCCACTGATCTGTACCTTTTTTGTTCTGTGAGTTTTCCAGAATCTGCCCTGTGAGGTCACGGAGTGACCAGCGAGTTTGTACGATGATGATGGCCCCACCCGGCTGCAGACGCTGCCGAACACCTGATGTATACCAATCGTAAACTTTATCGTACACACCGGGATTAAAAATAGCTGTTAGCGCTTCGGCTTCAGTATGTGGGTCGTCAATAATGGCAATGTCAGCACCTCGCCCTGCTAGCGCTGCACCGATACCGCAAGCGTAGTATTCCCCGTTGTAATTTGTATTCCATCGCCCTGCTGCCTTGGAATCTGAGCGAAGCTCCACTTCGGGAAATATGGAACGATACTCTTCAGTATCCAGCAGATTTCGCACTTTTCTACCAAATCCTTCCGCCAACTCCCCCGTGTTCGACACCTGCATGATCTTCTTCTTAGGAAACTTACCTAGGAACCATGCCGGGAACAGATAAGACGCAAACTCAGATTTGGTATGACGCGGAGCGAGGTTGATGATGATTCGCTTCTTCTTACCTTCGGCAATGTCATTAAACAGCTTGGCAATTCTTCTGTGATGAGCACCTTCGATAAAGTCTGGCCACTGCGTTTTGACGAAAAAAAGAAAATCTCCTTGTGCGGTGTCCCTTGTCTTCCTCTTCTCTATCTCCTCTACAAGCCGTAGTAGCTCGATTTTTTCTGCGGGGCTGGCGAGCGCCAAGGCTTCCTGCATTTCTGTCTCGTCTATCACTCGGCTTCGCTCCACTCTGCTTCGATAGGCTCTTCTTCGACGGGTAGGTTCTTCTTACTTATTATCTGCTGCAGTTTCTGCGCTAGCGTTGCTTCGAGTTCGATGGTGGAGTGTGTGTTGATATTTATCTCCTGCACGTCTGTGTGCAGGCCCACGATATTGGTTCTTGCCAGTGCGTCTAACGCGGGCTTACTTACCTTTGGATCGGCATCTTTGGTCATCGTGAAATATTGCTTCATGATGTAATTCTGCCATTGCTCCTTCGTGACCGGCATGGGGCCATTGTACGTTTCGAGTTGTTTTTGTATGGCACGAAGCGCTGGAGCCGAAGGTGGATTGTTGATGATATCTGCATTGTCCGGGTTTTTCTTTGCCTCTCGCACCCACTCTTTCTCTTGGCGTGTTAACACGCGATCTGGTTCAGGGGGCAAGAACAGAGCGGCACTTGGCGGAACGTCCAAGAACTCTAAGATAATATCAAACGACAGCAGATAGGCATCTGCCTCGGGATGGTCACGCAGTAGATCAAAATCTTCCATATATCAGCAGGTATGAGAACCAGAGGCGCTAAAATATCACAACAAAAAAATAAAGGCAAGGGGAGGTAGGGACTCCTACGCTAGAAAAATTTCCCTTCAGGGGGTGGGGTTATTCGATGTCACTTTTTGCAAAAATTTTGGCATTTGCGGCTATGGAACATAGTCTACATACACCACGGGACTCCTATCCACACAGCGGGGGCTCCGGGTACGGTGGGGTATCGTTTGCGACTTTGTTCAGCCCTATTCCCTTGTAAATCAATCACTTACGTTGACTTCATCGCTAGAAGTATGGTATAATATAAGTATTAAATACCTTTAAAGGCGCTTCGATTTTTGGACGGTCTAGAAAATACTGGGTTGACAATCGAAAAAAGTTAGTGATATTCTATGGCCACGCTGGAAAACCAGCCACCGAACCGCGTCGGTTACGCGGGTTTTGATTGAGAGACACAAGCATGAACGCACAAGTAAAAGAACTTTCCCCCGTTGAGGCTTTCGTTACCGATTGTCTCGCATACTCTGGCAATGCTGTAAGGATTGCCGCGCTCAAGGAGGAACAGGCGGGTTTAGTATCGGCAAACAGTGAATTGAGAAAGGCTATCGTGCCGTTCTTCAAGGAACACAAGGATGACAAATGGACAAAGTTGGGCAAGGATATAAAGGCGGCGATTATCGCCGCTGAGGTGAAAGATGTTGATGGACTGCTTGGCGTACTGAAAACAAGTTTCGAGTACAAAATTCTACCTACTGAGCAAAACGCTGACAGACTGCGCAAGCGTGAGACGTGGATTTCATGGTCCGGGGTTGTCGTGCCTAACACCTATGGAAAGGTGCATAAACCTAAAGAAGAAACTCCTAGCCCACAGACGGATGCGGCACCCACACCACCGGCAAAGTTGGAGGCCTTTCAAAAGGCTGTGGATAGTCTAATCCCACCCATCGTACAAGAACCCTCCAAAGCGGCCTCTGCAAAGCCCGTAGCGGCGCAAAAGGATGCGGTCAAGGGTGAGATAGTGAGGCCCAATGTAGCGGGCGATAGTGAGCCTCCCATTAGCCCTAGGGAGCACTGCACCATTTTGCTAGATCAGCTCTTCAAGAACGACGCTTTTCGTAGTGAGTTCGCGCCTATTCTGGCAATGTGCTTAGATTCTAGCGTCGCCATAGTGACACGTTGTTTGGTTGAGGCCCGCGACGTGATGTTAAACGGCAAGGGGGGCAAGGCATGAGCGATGAAGTCAAGGCATATCTAGTTTTCCTGTTGCTGTTGCTAGCATCAGGTCTGTAACCCATCAAGCCCCGCTGGAGCGGGGCTTTTTTGCGCCCGAAGGTTTTCGACGTCTAAATTTTTGAAGCCAGTTTTCTTTCTACGGAACTAGGCCGAAGGGCTGGGGAGGGGCACGGGTCGGGAGGGGGAGGAGAAAAAATCTTAATTGGTTTTTTGGTTGGGGATTTTTATTTTCTAATTTTTCTTTTGTTATTGTTATTATTATTATTATGTTAGTTATGTCAGGATTAGCTCCCCAAGTGATGATTCCTCGGGTGTCCATTTTTCGTAGCGTTCTATACTATTAGAGTTAAATCTGGTATAACTAACGTAATAATACTAACTAACATAACGCTCTCTCCACAACCCGCGTCGCTCCTGACATTAGCCTTTCCTAATACACCAATCCCGCCCCAATTTTCCTCCTCACTTTCATAATATGTTATGATTGTGTTTTGCGCTTCTTGTTTGTTATTTTCCTTGACACTCCAATTTTTTTGCTGTACCCTTCCCCAACCTTCAAACAAACAGGAGGCCCAAAACACTTTCATAACATTATGATTATTACACCCATTTTTCAACACAAATAACGGAGCTAACAATGACCCACCAACCAGACGAAAATGCCAAACTCCACACCCTCGCACAAGCCCTTGTGCCCCTCCTCACTCCTTATATAGAAGCGGCGATGTTGAAATTTTTAGACGCGTCTAAAAATGAGGAAAAGCACCCAAAAACCACAACTCCTATCAATCATAGTTTGTACCTACCAGAAATAGACATGTTCATCCATGCCGGTATGTTGAACGGGGATTTCAGGCGTTGTGGTTTTTCGCGTACAAAGAAGCTAAATTTGGAAGCTGTACCGCGTGGAGTGAGTCCTGTTGGATTGTTCGTAGAAGGTAGCAACAATGACGCCCTTCAGTATTACATTGTCCCCTGCCCATCGCTCAAAAAGTGGGTGAACGCACCTTACGATGTCAAATATACGTGGGACTACAGAGTTTACAAAGAGTCATACTCTCGGTACATGGCGGGCGTTATCGACGCGGCGAGGGGCAATGCCCCAGCAAAAAACAATCTCCGAGTGCGAGACATTGGGTGGAGAGACAGCAACGGGCTAACCCCCCTGCCACAAGCCATCATAGACAATACCCGTGCTTATTGGGGCACCATGCCAGAGGATGGGGGGAGCCATATCGTAACAAAGACAACCATGATGGAGGTGCTGGACAAGTTCGAGGCGGGGATACTAATACCGGGGCAAGTGCCGTGGAAGATAGACGTAACACAAACAGGAGCACATATAGAACGAAGCATGTACAGCGTAGAGACAACGGATTTATACCAACCCATGAAAATAAGTTTGATGAAAGGAGTATGATATGAAGAAAGAGCTAACACAGGCGTATCTACATTCAGTGCTGGACTATGACGAGTACACCGGAGAGTTCCGCTGGGCACAGGACGACAGAAGTCACGGTAGAGAGCGCGGGGATATCGCAGGTAAGGAGAATGCCAAAGGGGGTGTCTTTATAAATTTGTGTGGAGGAACACATGCCGCACACAAGCTGGCATGGCTATGGTACTACGGAGCCCCTGTGCCAAAACGAATCACGCACATAAACAAAATACCTTATGACAATCGCATAAATAACTTAGACGCCAGCGGCTACGACTGGTGACTTGACAAAGATAGGAAAAACATATATAATATATACCATGAAGTGAAGGAAGAAAGGCCAAGGACGGCACATATTTAGACGGTCTAAAAAGCCGTTGGCTTGACAAAAGGTAGAAAAAAGGTATATAATATATACCAAGTCGAGAAGACAGGGCGCTGCACCCCATGCAGTAGACACAGACCGACAAATTAGACGGTCTAAAAACGGAGAGATAAGATGAGCAAGTTAGATGCAGTTGAGTGCCTGTTGAGCGATGCGCGTGGGCAGTATATCCCCCGTGACTTTGTTGCTAATTGTGACATTACCGAGTGGAGCATAGACCCTGAGTCTTGGGCGGCTAACACCTGTGCAGAAGGACCAGACAACCATGACTATTGGGAAGCATGGGACCAGATACTCAATAAGGCGGAGTATAGAGAGGGCGAGTACGTCTGGAGGCTGTACCAAGATGGCGACTTGTGGGCGCTGTGCGACGAGCTTATGAGTGATGAAGAGAAACAGAACTTTGGGTTTGAGGAGTAAGGCAATGGCTATTGTAGACAGAATTTATTTCCCTTTTTGTGTTGAAAAGCCCGTGCGGTATGCCAACGCCTCCGGCTATGGTAGAAGAATCCCAACACGGTACATGGTGAAACACAACAATAGACTGCGGCGTGTGTATGCCCCGTGCTTTGGCAATGCCTGCACATGCTATATAGAGCAGGGCAAGGACTGGATCGTAGTAGAACTATAGGAGAAGAACAATGAAACACACAATGAAAAGAATAAACAAACAAAGTGCTTGGGAAGTGACCTATGAGAACGGCGCACAGTTCCTTCAATCATATAGCACACCTGTGGCAGGCTATATCCCCGGCTTGGGGTTCATTGAGACAGATAGAAAGTGGAGCGTCACAACGAGTAAGCACATCACCCAGTGGAAGAAGAGGATGGGCTATCCATTGACGGCGCGTGTGCCACAGGAAGAGCTTAACAACTGGCTTCAAAAATTAGACGGTCTAAAAATGGAGGAGGCACAATGAACATGACAAGAGCAGAAGTACGTTTTTATTCTCGGCTCGACCCACGCGACCCAGACTATCTGGACATTGAGGAGGAGCAGGGCGAACCCGATCATCCTACCATTCGTATGCTGGTTGAAGCGGGCAATGCAGACGAGGAAGTAATGGAAGTGTACGCTGGCATTTGGGCTGACCACGCAGACTACATAATGACCGAGGCAGAGAAAAGAGGAGAATTGTAATGCGAGCATACATAGGCATAGAAGAGAAGGAGTGCTATGTGAAGGGCGAGTTCATCTATGGGGAGCCGTACATAATAAAGGTGGTAGACATGAAAACCATGCAGGACATACGCGGCTACTTAGACGTTGCTGTGCTGGATAGGCTGGCAAGCGACTGGGCCTTGGCACAGGAAGAAGATAGCGTAGAATAACAAAAGGGCGTAAGGCGTGAGTGGCCCACTTGCTGAATAACCACGTCATCTACGGATTGGGACTTTGCGGCTCCATGCCCCTCTCTCACCCGATGCCGTAGACCTTGGGGTGGAGGCTAACCCCACTTGACAAAAGATACAGAAAAGGTATATAATATATACCAAGAGACAAGGGTGCTGCGCCTTACGCAGTGGCTTTTTAGACGGTCTAATTTTATGAACATCTTCGTACTCGACTACGACCCTAGGCTATCTGCAATCATGATGTGCGATAAGCACGTCAACAAGATGATACTGGAGTCGGCACAAATGCTGTGCAGTGCACTCAACTACAAGGCAGGAGAGCAAGTCACTCCTTATAAGACAGCGCACCTCAACCATCCATGTACCATCTGGACTCGTGCCAGCATCGACAACTTCTGGTGGCTGACAGAACATGCGAAAGAATTAAACACACAGTACAGAATCAGGTACGGCAAGCAACACAACCACAAATCGTGGGAGGTCATCAAAGATATAGTGAGAGAGTGTAAAGAGTGGATCGGCACACTGCCAGACATAGGCCCAACGTCATTTGCTCAGGCAATGCCGGAAGAGTTTCGTAACCCAAACCCAGTGAAGGCATACCGTGCCTACTACCACACCAAAGACTTCGCTCAGTGGAGCAAAGGTGTGCCACCACCATACTGGTGGTGATTTTTTAGACGGTCTAATTTTTTGGAGAAACACAATGAGCAACGCAAACAACGTAACCATTTCATCCAGTGCCATGCTGGTCGATCTAACCATAAAAGGGTATCAAGGCAAGAAACAAGATAGGGCTGTGTCCGATGAGGTAGCAGGAGCCAAGCACGCCAAGTCCCGTGCTGGGACGTATCAGAAGAACCTCTTCGCTAACTGCAAGGAACTAGCTTCTATTCAGAGCCAGGATGTGTTGGTTCGCCAATGGCACGCCTCGCGTACTCTACCTTGGTCTGATCGGGGGCCGCGCTTGCTGCCCACCAAAGGCTACTTCGATTACATGCAAGAGCTACAACAGCATCAGAGTATTCGAGATGCACTGGTCGATGAGTTCGAGAAAGAGTACAAAACAATTATCCAGTCGGCACAGTTCGAGTTGGGTGCGTTGTTCAACGTAGACGACTACCCAGACGTGTCGGAGATTCGCCACAAATTTCAGATGCACTACAACATCTATCCATTGCCTGAGTCGGGTGATTTCCGCATTGATATTGGTAACGAAGGACTGGAGCAGTTACGCTGGGAGTTCGAGCAGGCGCAGGAGAAGCGCATAGCTGACGCGATGCAGGACGTTAGAGATCGAGTGAAGGATGCTGTGTCAAAGCTATCGAATCAGTTACGCATCGAGCCTGATGGCACAAAAGGAAGAGTTCATGAGAGCACGATTGAGACTTGCCTTGAACTATGCGATGCAATGGGTGACTTGAATCTAACAGGTGATCCAGAGATTGAGCAGATGAGAAGGGAGTTGAGAAATACCGTCGAGTATTGTGATGCCAAGGACTTGAGGAAAGACGAAGGCTCTCGTATGCAGACGAAGAAGGAACTGGATCATTTGCTGGAGAAGTTCAGTCTGGTATGAGGGCATTGACAAAGATAGAAAAAACGTAGTATAATATATACTCAGTTGAAGGAGCCAAGCCTTACTTGGTGGATATTTAGACGGTCTAAAAACATGAGCAAGATTAACAAGACTTACGGTTCACTCACACTGGCACAGGCATCTGACTTGGTAGCTGCTGTGGGTGATAAGGTGACATGCCTCTTCAGTGGGGAAATGGGCATCGGCAAGAGCGCCATGCTGGGTATGCTGAAGCAAAGATTCCCAGAGCATCATCCGGTATATTTGGATGCGCCTTTGTTAGATGTCGGTGACATCATGATGCCCAAGGTAGGTACTGATTCTGTGTCATTCCTACCTAATGAGTACCTTGGGTTCCATTTGACTCAGCCTGTGCTATTGATGATTGACGAGCTAGGCAAGTGCAGTAAGGCAGTGATGAACACATTGCTTAGGATTATCCACGAGAGAAAGCTTGGCAAGTACGCCTTGCCTGAAGGAAGCATTGTCTTTGCTACGACAAACCTAGCAATAGAAGGGCTGGGCGATAACATACCAGCACATGCCAGAAGTAGAATGTGCCAAGCAAAGATCAGAAAGTACACAGGCATGGAGTGGGTAGAGGTGTACGGCATCAATGCGGGTATTCATCCTACTATTCTTGGTACGGCTATTGAGTTCCCTCAGATGTTTGAGAGCTTTGAGAATGTGGAAGACCCGAATACCAATCATTACATCAACCATCCTAAGTCACCGAGGACAGCGTTCGTTACGCATAGAGGCATGGAAAAGGCCAGCGATGTGCTCAAAGCTACCGAGAACCTGCCCGATGACGTTCGTATTCATGCACTGATGGGTGTGGTAGGCGAAGCCGCAGCGATGGACATCCTCACTCTTGTAAAACTTAACGATACGCTTCCATCGTGGGAAGCTGTGATTAAAAACCCAGAGGACACCAAGATTCCCAAGGGTGCAGCGGCGTGTTGCATGATGGTAGCCAAGGCAGTGCAGAGGATTGAGCGTGGTACGTTCGATGCGTGGATGGTGTACGTACAGAGAATGGGTAAGGAGGTGCAGGCGCTGTTTGCTAGGTCTATTATGCGGTCAGCTAAGGTAGGTATTGCTACGACACATAAGGGATTTACTTCGTGGGCTTCAAAAAATTCTTTCCTTTTCAGTTGAGGTGGGCTATGGAAGAGCGGGAGTTGTTGTGGATAGGTATTATTGGTAAGGAAGTGGTCGATATGTACACTCTGAGAATAAAAGAGGTTTCTAGGGAAGAAATATTCAGTACATATTCAGCGCTTATCAGTTTAGCCTACTCCGCCACCGAGAAATATGTAGACACGTTAACTGATAAGCAAAGAGAGGCGCTTATATTTATCCGTATGTTGCCAGAGTATAGGTATGTCGAGGGGGTGGGGGCTTGGGTAAACGCTGTAGACCCCGCCAGAAAGGTTTATATTATTGATTGCTAAAAATTAGACGGTCTAAAAACATGTGTTGATGACCTATTACATGGCGAGGAGTACGAGAATGAACAAGAAAATACTGGGTAAGATAAGTTTCGGGTACTACGATCTAGTCATGCCATTGGAAGTGGCGCATAAGGTGCAGGCATTGTTAGCTGAACATGCCCATAGAATAGACATGCAATACCCGGCGAACCATAGAGCAGGGACGCTTAGCGCATTAAGGGAGTACGAAGTCGGAAACGTCGAGGTAGTGAAAGATATTACCTTCGATGCACGAGGAGTGGACAACGATACCTATACAGCATGGGCATGTGCGATAAAAGATAGAGAGGAGGACGATACAGTGATGAGTCCACAAGATTTTGCCAAGATCAAAGGAGAAGAGTGATGAACTTAACAGCAGAACAACGGATACAGAAGAGTCACGTAAGGTTAATGTCACATCAGGCTACGATGGCATTCAGTGGTCTGGTCATGGTGGGGGAAAGTACGGTGCAGGATGACATTCCTACAGCATGTACTAATGGGCGTGATGTTATGTATGGCCGTGGGTTTGTAGAGGGGCTGAGTGATGCTGAACTCACTGCCGTGGTACTACACGAGAATCTTCATAAGGCATACTCTCACGCATGGCTCTGGAAGCACCTGTGGAAAGAGGACGCTAAGCTAGCGAACATGGCAGCAGACTACGTTATCAACCTCGAAATTTTAGACCTGTCTAAAAAGCACAAAGACTTCACCAAACTCCCTGACTGTGCCTTAGTGGACGAGCAGTACAGAGGGATGGACACAGGCGAAGTGTACCGTAGGCTGAAGGATCAGGGGGAGGAAGGAGGAGGGGGCTTTGACGAACATAACTTCGATGAGCTAACTGATGAGGAGAAGGAGGCAGTTGCGGCAGAGATCGACCAAGCTATTCGTCAAGGTGCTCTCATGGCTGGCAAGATGGGAGGCGAAGAGAGCAAGCTGATTGGTGAGTTAACCGCTCCTAAGATCGACTGGCGTGAGCAGATGCGTGAGTTCATGTCTTCTGTATCTCAGGGGCATGACGACAGCACATGGAGAAGGCCTAACCGCAGATGGTTGGGAGAGGACTTGTACATGCCGTCGAGCATCAGCGAGAGCATGGGGTCTTTGGTGAATGGGATGGATACAAGTGGCAGCGTGAATGGGCCGGTGGCATCTGCTTTCGTCTCAGAGTTTGTGGCTATATGCAACATTGTTATGCCAGAGGTGTTGCATTTGATCGAGTGTGACGCTACCATACAGTCACACAAGGTCTTCGACCAAGGTTCCCTAGACCAGCTAGGGGCTATAACAGAGTTGCATGGTGGTGGCGGTACGGACATGCGTGTGATCTTTGATTACGTTGTGAAGAACAACCTCAAGCCGGAAGCGATTGTGATATTGACAGACGGATATACCCCTTGGCCAAAGGAGATACCATGTCCAACATTGTGGGTAATAACGGAGAAGCATATTACAGCCCCTATTGGGACTACGATTCATCTGGAGTTGTGAAGCAAGCGCGGGTTCGAGTAGCATCGCGAGGGGAGGGGGGAGACATCTATGATTTTAATACGGGAACACAGCACCACTATCGCACCCTGCCCAACTGGATGCAAACTTCGATAGCTCTGATAAACATAGCAGGAGTACAAGTGGATGTAACCGATGTGGGTATATTTTGGGGCGAGGATGTTTACTACTTAACTATTAAAGGAGACTTAGGTGAAGGAGCAGCAGATGAGTAGGGATGAGATAACAACAGCATACGACGAGTGGCACAAAGATGCCATGAGGGATGTAACCAAAATGCCAAACAGATGGGAGGCTTTCTATGCTGGGTGGCAGGCGTGTATAGAGTGGCATGAAAACGGAGGACAAGATAATGACAAGGTATTTTCTGAGGAAGAACTTGCAGGACGCACAGATTTTTAGACCGTCTAAAAATCGCAACATATTCTACAGAGTGACCGCAAAGTGCGGTTGGTTAATCAAAGCAGAACGCTACTACCCAAACAGGAAACCACAAGGGCGAGATCATTATGGTTACGAGAAGCTTCCGATTCCTGCCTTACGATGTAACACGGTGCCACGGTAAGGGATGCAATGAGAAAGAAGGATGCAGGAGGCACACCCAGATTGAGTTAGACATAGAGGCAATGAGTACGAGGAAACCTTCGTATTGCGAAACCCTGATAGATAAAGACACAGACACATGCGAAATGAGGATAGAACAATGAGTAAGGCAAAGCCAAAAACAAATGCCGTTAAAGTTTTTGAATATATGAAGAAGCGAGGAGTAGAACTTACTCGAGAAGAGATTGCCAATGGAGCAAAACTTAACAGAGAACAAGTACGCAAAGCCGTAAAAACTTTCCTAGATAATAAAACGGTAAGCATCATCGAGGACGAATCAGGTAATGGCATTCTTCGCTATGTATTACATCCTGATGCCTACCTTACAAAATACAACCAGCATTATGTAGTACGAATTGCAGGGGCAGCAGAGCAAGTAGTTGAAGAGCAAGTAGTTGAAGAGGAAGTAGTTGAAGAGGAAGCAGCGGTAGTAACCCCCAAGCGCCAGCCACTCAAGGAATCCGACATTGATAGGCAGGGAGAGAACGCCAAGAGCTTCATGTTCCAGCAGGGGTATAGTCAGGGCTACAACGATGCTATGTTCCACTCACACAGGGATGCGTACAATGCAGGACGAAAGGTTGTAGTCGAAGGGCTAATGAAACTTCTTAAAATAGATGCAAAGGTGTTGATGTCATGAAAATTTTAATGCTTGCTTCGCTGTTTGTTTACGGACAACTGGCTTCTGCTTTTACTGTGCTCCACCCTGACGGGCTTGTTGATGTGCAGCCGACTGGACATGGCTTCAATGTGATCGACATGAGGACGCATGAGATTACAACAGTGAATGAAACGGCTAGTGGGTATGTGGTTACGCCACAAGGAGAACCCTCCACCTTTATCAACATGTCCCCGATGGAGAAAGAAGGCTTAGGCAGAGATACGGTAGAAGAGAGCATCATCCTCCCAACTATCCTTGACGACGACAAATTTTAGGAGAATGCTATGGATGATTACGCTGTATTAGAAGGAAAAGTGTTAGACTGGGCTTCGGATAGGGGCATTATCGCTAAGTCTGATCCCAAGACCCAATGCCTGAAATGTGTGTCTGAAGTGGGAGAGCTAGCCGACGCAGTAGCAGTCGGTAACATGGATGAAGTAAACGACGCACTGGGCGATGTCCTCGTGACATTGATTATCCTTGCTGACCTGTTGAAGACCGACCTGACTGACTGCTTGTCTGAAGCCTATGAAGTGATTAGGAAAAGAGAAGGAAGAATGGTTAATGGGATTTTCGTGAAAGACGTAGTTTAAGATGAGTTATGGGGGCACTGCGGTATTTAATCCAATTCACGGGTTCAATATAACGAGCCGTGGTGTTCCCACCCTTATAGGATTTTTATGACATGCGTGGATAAGATCAGGAAGGCGTTGAACCCAGAGAGCGAAGAGGAAATACCTGATGGAGCAGCATAAGTACCTTGCGGAGCTTGGTCCGATACCACGCTTGATTGAAGACGAGAAGCCACCATTAGCGACCAAGATTTGGCTCATCACTAAGTATGGTAACGGCTATGCAGGCATGTGGGACAAGAACGACACGACAATCTACGCATGGTGCCCGCTACCTAAGCTAACACCAGAACAGAAACGCAGGCTCCTCGCTATGGATGCTGCGAACATAATAGGAGAACGGGATGAACGTAGAACTGATTGATTACATGGGAAGCGATCTGTCTGTAGTGAATAACGCACGAGTGTCGTTCGATAGGAAGAGCGAGTGGGATACGATCAAGGACAATGATGGCACAACGAAGCATGTGCTGCACAACAAGGACGCTAGGCTCATAAAGTACCTAGCAGAGCACAACCACTGGACACCTTTCAGTCATCCTCAGATAACGCTTCGCGTTACCGCGCCTCTTTATATTCGTTCTCAGTTGTTCAAGCACAAGGTAGGGGGCACAGAGAACGAGGTAAGCAGAAGGTATGTAAAATACGTACCCAAGATCGACATGCCTACTCAATGGCGCAAAGCCGCAGAGAACGTAAAGCAAGGGAGTAGCGATGAGTTAGTGAAGATCGACCCGTCTATGCAGGATCAGATAGATAAGTGGGCGCAGATGACTACGCTGCTGTATGAGGATTTGCTACTCATGGGGGTATGCCCTGAACAGGCACGTGCTGTATTGCCTGTCTGCTCGGAAACCACATGGATATGGACGGGGAGCCTTTATTTTTTCGCTAGAGTATGCAGACTAAGGCTCGACCCTCATGCACAGAAAGAAACCCGCGATGTAGCGGAGAGAATAAGCAGCATAATGGGCGAGCTATTCCCGGAGAGTTGGAATGTTCTGATGAGTTAAGGTTTGTAGTTACCCCGAGCCAGCCGGTAGCTGGCATCAATAATAGGAGAATGAAATGGACAATGTAACAATCGACGGCGTTGAATACGCACCCGTAAAGCACGAAGGCAATCGTGCTGTCATAGTCGTAGATAGGGGATGGATTTTCGCTGGAGATGTGGAGCGCAAGGATGGCCGAATCTATCTCACTCGCGCTGTTTGGGTATTCAAATGGGAGTCGTGCGGATTTGCAGCCGTTATAACAGACCCATCAAAAGCAGATATCAGGCCGATAGATGATGTCGAATTACCCGAAGTATCGGAGATTTTTTGCATCCCGGTGAACGAATCGTGGGGGCTGTGATGCGCACCGTTGGCGAAGGAAATGGAGACGGGGATGGAGACGGGGGTGGAGATGGATACGGATACGAAAACGGATATGGAGATGGATGTGGAGATGGATGTGGATATGGATATCAACATGGATATGGAAATGGCTATGGGACTGGACAGGGATACGGGAATGGACAGGGATATGGAGACGTATGGGGAAGAGGAGATGGATACGGAAACGGATATGGGTACGCATACGGAAACGGAAACGGATATGCGACGGTGAAGAACCGAGATAGGCGTAGATAAAGAACAATGAAGCGCATCAGGATCAGCCGGGGCTGGCCAGCCCATAGGCAAACGGCTGTTAACGGGAGTGCCGACCCCGCCCGCTTCACCCTTTCATCAATTTGTATCAGAAAACTGAGAATTGATACAAGCAGGTAAAGAGTCCAATGACTCCCGGCACTTACTTTTCATTCACTGGATGGGAGGTCGGTCAAAAATCACGGGAGTCACCCTTTATAGCAAAGTTAATATAGGTTAACAAAACCTTGTATAAATCGGAGAAAGCAATGACAGACAGAGAATTATTCCAACAATCGCTTGATGCTTTGAGCTTCTTCAATTACCGAGGGGATAACGACGCTGAGTTATTCCAAGTTGAGCAAACCATTGACCTGCTAAAGTCACGTCTTGCAGAGGATGACGATGAGCCGGTGGCCTGGATGGAGTTCGATGGCGAAGGCGGTCATGACTTTTATATGTATCGCGGCAACGAGGGTTTCCAGAAAGAATTTCTGGAAGGAAATCCATCTTCGACTTATAGAGATTGGGTTCAGCCGCTTTATCGCTGCCCACCGCAGAATAGTGAGTCGAAATACAAAGACGCAATACAGAATTGTATCGACATGGCAGGCGGTAGAGAGTCAGAGTGGGGGCCAAGAGCGGAGTCTGCTTTTGCCTTTCTTTATAACGCTATAGATGGAGGGGAAGATCAATGACTGAAGAAAAGATTATCGAGCTGGCCGCTCAGTTTGACGACGATTCGCCGGAGTTTGCAATGTCGACAGAGGCAGTAATTGCCTTCGCGCAAGCATTGATTGATGCACGACCTGCAGAGGATGGCGATGAGCCATTCTTATGGGTTGAGACTGACGAGAATGGCAAACTGAACTGGGATGTTACTTGTACGTTTTCAGATAGCCCAGCATTTTTAGCTGGGCGCCCCATCCCACTTTATCGCCGCCCACAACCCAAAGCGCGGCTGACGGGTGAGGAGATAGATGACGTGATTAAGAACCATCGATTTTCTTATGGCATAGACGCTAGTGCTTATACTTTTGCCCTCGCCATCGAACGGAAAATATGGGGGAAAGCGGAATGAGATGCCCAATCTGCGGCAGCAAAGACTGCTGCGGCGGTGAATTAAACGAGAGAGTTGACCGGCTGGAGACGGAATTAGCCGAGCTAATCGAGAAGGCTGAAGCGGTGATTGAAGCGGCGGAAAGACACGGAAATGTTGGCTGCGCAGATCGCCAAATGGTGTATCTGAAAGCGGTGGTTGAGAGGGTAAAGGAGGTTGATCAATGACTATTGAAGAAATCAAGTCAATAGCGGGGACATGGTTTGAATGGCCGTCAGATGATAGATACCATGTTACTTATACAAGCGCGATGTTATTTGCACGCGAGATGTACCAGCTTGGACAAAAAGCCGAGCGGGAGCGGATTAAGCAGATCATTGAGGAGGTCTCGTGGCAAGGCGATCATGATAAGTGGTTTGACTGTGTAGATGCTCTCGTGGAGAGGATTGAGCAATGACTGAAGAAAAGATTATCGAAATACTCCACCGCTATAACAGTTTTTATCATGGTGAAACTATTTGGTTCTTTAGCAAAGAAGAAATCCTAGACTTCGCACAAGCATTGATTGAGGTACGGTTTGCAGAAGACGCAGAAAGAAAACACGAATACATCAGCAACGATGCTTATGACTGCATGGGAAGGGAGGCTTTACCGTGAGCAATAAAGTGCTTACGAAAGATGAACTTCGTGAACACCTTATGCAATTGGCCAACGGAGTAAATCAAAAGATGAAAGGAGATACAGCAATGAGCAAACAACATAAACACGCAGACCTTATCCACGAATGGGCAGAGGGCGCAACAATTCAAGGAAGGGCCGACGCTAATATGGAATGGTTGCGCGAAATGAACCCCGGATGGTATCAAGACTGGGAGTACCGCGTTGAGCCGCGCACTGTGAAGCGTGAGGGGTGGGCTAATATTTATGGGCAGGGTAAAGAAAGGTGGTTAGGAAACATCCATCCGAGCAAAGAGATCGCAGAAGGGTTTTCAGTTGGCGGAGTGATTGCGTATGTTGAATGGGAGGAAAAGGAATGACAGACTTTATCCCCCGTGAAGGCGAGGCTATCTGTAAGGTATGTGGTATGCCTCACTCAATAGATGAGTGGCGGGGTGTTAGATATTACTACTGCCCTGAGAGTGAGAGAGTGTATTTGGTAGTTAAGGAGAAAGAGAGTGACTGAAGTATTGCTATTGGGTTTAGGAGCCATTGCTGTGTTGTGGCTTGTGTACTGTTTCATGCAGTGGGCCATGAGCGACGATATGTTTTTTGATGGTGGATGGGAAGAGGAGGAAGAAGATGATGAACATACAAGAGAAGAACAATGAAGGACTCCTAGCCCTACAGCTAGGTGATAACGTACAAGCAGAGGATGTGTTCCTTGAATGCTTGAAACACGACGATAAGAGTCCCCAGCTTTGGTACAACCTAGGGCTAGCCAAGTTCAGGCAGGACATGTTTGAGGAAGCCGAGGAGTGCTTTAAGAAGGCGGTGAAGTTGGATGGGGGTTACACAGAGGCATGGGCTATGCTAGGTACGTCGCGTATAGAGCAGAAGAAGTTTAATGAAGCAGAGCTACCATTATGTAAGGCAGAAAACCCTGAGTGCGATGCCCTATCAGGCCAGATAAGTTTAGGCCAAGGTGACATCGGTGTAGGATTCACCTACTTTGAAGACCGCTTTCAGAACAAACCAGAAAACACATGGGATGGTAAGGAATCTTTGATCGGCAAAACTCTCCTCATCGAAGGCACTGAAGGGCTAGGAGATCAGATTTTCTTTGCGCGGTGGCTACGTAGAGTAGCTGAGTTGGATGCTGAGAGAGTGTATCTGAATGTGAGTGAGCCGTTGTGGGAATTGTTTTTTGCAGAGTTTGATAGGGACTTCATATTTTTTTCAGGGGAAGACCCCAACACAGACTACTATACCAATCTAGGAAGTCTGGGGTACATCTTCGAGGACGGTATAGGAACGATTCCGACTGCGCCTTATGTTGCTAAATCGCGCCATTGGCAAGAGGATAAGCCCCTACAGAGGATAGGACTCGCATGGTCAGGAAATATACTCCACTTAAACGACAAGCGCCGTTCCATACCGTTACCATTCTTTCATCCTATCCTTAACCTTCCCTTCGCCTTTACCTGTGTACAGAAAGATATACGCGCTGGCGATGCTGACTATATGCAGTACACAGATATGGAGAAGGAAGATATTGAGGATGTAGAAGACCTAGCGGAAACAATAACGGGGCAAGACCTCATCATCACAGTGGACACACTGACAGCAAACTTAGCTGGAGCGATGGGAGTGCCGACATGGGTGCTGGTGCCCTATGTGTGTGATTGGCGGTGGATGTTTGAGGGGGAAAGGACTCCGTGGTATCCGTCTGTCCGTGTGTTCAGGCAGGGGGCGGATCGACGCTGGGAGCCTGTGATAGAGAAAGTGTGCGAAGAACTTAAAAAGCTAGGAGAGCAGCAATGACTGAAGAAGAGTTTAGCGCAGCAGTGGAGGCTATAGATGCTACGTTTCAGAAAGTCGATGCCTCTGTAGAGACAGCATTGAATGCAATGGGATACCTTACCGCTTTGACTATCTCAGAGTTTCCAGAGGATGAGCAGCAGACGGTGTTGGATGGAGTCCTCATGAGCATACAAAAGAACGTGGCGATGATGTGCAGAGATAATCAAGGGGTCACACTACAATGAATTTAGAATTTTTGGTGGACGGGGCTTTCTGTGTAATGGTGATGATGCTAGGAATTTTTATATCCTTATTATTGGCTGTAACAACGATATTAGTGCTTAAAGAATTTATCGAGGAGGTAAAGTCATGGCAACAACAAAAGAAGGATTAGTCAAGAAAAAGATTAAAGACATACTCAAGGAGCTAGGATGTTACAGTTTCTCCCCTATTGGCGGTGCCTATTCACAGAATGGTGTACCCGATATCGTCGGATGTCTGCATGGCATTTTTTTCGGTATCGAAGCAAAGGCAGGAAAGGGCAAGACCACAGCACTACAGGACAGAGAACTGCAAAGAATAAGGGACGCTGGTGGAGTGGCTATGATAGTCAATGAGGAAAATTTAGACAGTCTAAAAACTGTGCTGATGGAAGAAATAAGAAAGAGGATGTGATGGACATTTTGACGTTGGATTTTGAGACTTTCTACTCCAAGGAATACAGCCTCTCCAAGAAAGATATAACAACGCAAAGCTATATTGACGATGAAAGGTTTGAAACCATAGGGGTAGCTGTTAAGAAGAACGATGAACCTACGGTATGGTTCAGTGGGACCGCTACAGAGACAAGAAGTTGGTTGAAGCAGTTTGACTGGAATAACTCTTTTGCTCTGATGCACAATGCCCTGTTCGATGCCACGATTCTGGCATGGCGGTTTGGTATCTTCCCCAAGGTTATTCTTGATACGTTGTCGATGGCCCGTGCTAAGCATGGTGTAGATGCTGGAGGATCACTGGCTACGCTGGCTGAGCGGTACAGCCTTGGCGTTAAGGGCACTGAAGTTGTCGATGCAATGGGCAAGAGGAGAGTAGACTTCAGTGAAGTCGAATTGGCCCGGTATGGGGAATACTGCAAGAACGATGTGGACCTGACCTATGCGTTGTTTCGACAACTAGCTTCATCTTTCAACAAGACCGAGATTGCTTTGATCGACATGACGATCAAGATGCACACAATGCCGCAGTTCATGTTAGATGGGCATTTGCTGCATGAGCACCTAGAAGAAGTCAGAGCAAGAAAAGATACATTGCTGGACGAGTGTGGTATTCAGAAAGACGACCTGATGTCCAACCCCAAGTTGGCAGAAGTATTGAGAGCGTTCGATGTAGCGCCACCCGTAAAGATCAGCGCCAGAACCAACAAGGAAGCCTATGCCTTTGCTAAGAGTGATGAAGCATTCAAGGCATTGTTAGAGCATGAAGACGAGCGAGTGCAAGCTATCGTGGCAGCTAGGTTAGGGGTGAAGAGCACGATTGAGGAGAGTAGGACGGAGCGGTTCATTAGCATCCACGAGGCAGGAGGGGCACTGCCCGTACCGTTAAAATACTACGGGGCTATTACTGGGCGATGGAGTGCCATCGACTCAATCAACCTACAGAACATACCAAGAGGTTCTAAGTTAAAGAAGGCAATCATGGCACCTATGGGGTACAGCATTGTAGGTGCTGACTTGAGCAACGTGGAATTGAGAGTCGGGTTAGCCTTTGCTGGTCAGAATGATAAGCTGAAGATGTTGGGTGATGGACTTGACCTGTACAAGGACTTCGCTGCTGGTGCCTTTAATGTGCAGTATGAGGAGGTTGACGACGACGCTAGATTTGTAGGCAAGACCGCTTCGCTGAGTTTGATTTACGGCACTGGAGCCAAGAAGCTACGCGCTCAATGTAAGATGCTGTCAGGGAAAGACATTGGTGAAGAGTTTGCACAGAATGTAGTGAATATCTATAGGAGGGATTATTCCAGTGTCAGAGCCGCTTGGTACGATGCAGGGAAAGCATTGGATGCCATTATAAATAATGAGAAAGAAAAGATAGGGCTAGGTGAGTTAGTGCTGGAGGTGCATGGCGAAAAAGGAATAAAGCTACCTTCTGGTCTGTTTATGACCTACCCCGGCTTGAAGATCACAGAGGATGAGCAAGGCCGGAAACAATACGTGTATAGCACAAGGAAGGGGCAGGTTCACATCCACCCGGCGAAGTGTTTTCAGAACATCATTCAGGCATTGGCGCGGTGTGTGATGGGCGAGGCGATGGTTCGGGTCAATAAGGTGTACCCCGTTGGACTGACGATTCACGATGCGCTATACTTCATTGTCCGTGCAGAAGAGGCAGAACAGGCACGGGTGGATATCATCACCGAGCTACGCAAAGCACCCACATGGTTGCCGAATATGCCGTTAGATGCCGAAGGAGGTTATGGAAGTGATATGTCATTTAAGATGAAAAAATTGGAGAACATATATGAAGCAAATTAGTATTGGTATGGATAGAGATGCAGATGGCGATTTGTATGTAGTTTTGAAGGTGGATGAGCGTACAACTATTTGGTTTGGCGAAAATCAAGCCCTTCTATATGGTAACGCCTTGTGTATGTTTGGAAGAGCGGCGAAAGAAGCGAATGCAGTCCTCGATGAGTGCGATGAGTGCGATTACTAAAATGACCATTAGCATCGTCTGTTACGACACGCTCTACCATGACAAGAGCATTGAGGCTATAAAGCAAACGCTATGGGTGATGGGCGAGAAGGTCAGTAAGGTCTATTGGTTCTCTGACAGGGCGATTGATGAGGATTTGGGAACTCAGGTAGTCTGGGTTCCTATTCCCCCGATACAGAATGACTCACATAAAAACTTCATACGCGCTACGAACGAACTGTGCTTTAATCTGATTCCGCAGTTTGTTGATACCGACCATGCCCTCTATATTCAGTACGATGGGTTTGCTGTGAATGCTGAAGCATGGACCGATGCGTTCTTAGAGTATGACTACATCGGCGCTATCTGGGGTGAT